TTCGTAAATGAGTTGCCATTACCCATCACCTCCTACAATCTACTAATCCAAGTTTGATTGCCCATATCGACAATTAATGTTTTGGCAATCTCTCCTTTGTTAGCTTTCAATTCTTTTGTATTCATACCTTTATCAGTAAACTCTGCTACTATTTCATCAGTATTTGTATTGATAATTCTATTGCCGTCATTATCCATTTTTTGCTTGATGTTTGAGGCGTTTGAACTAACTTCTATACCATCGCCAATTTTTACATTTTTAGTAACAACTTCTGTTGCGTTTGAACTATATTTTTGAGCTATTAAACCAGCATTTAACATTAAATCTGATACATAGCAACTATCGTCATTGTCGCTAATTAATTTAATTTCTATTGTGTTTGACGCAACTTCAAAAGTATAAACTTCTTTAGTCCATTCTTCCTCAGTTAAATCAATAATGTGTTCGTTAACTTCAATTTTACAGTCTGCTAAAGATAATAATTTTTTATATAAAAAAGAAATCGTATAAATACCATTTGGAACTTGAACTATTTGGCTTCTTGTTCCATTTTGCATAAATAATGCCGATTTACCAAAAGTATTATTTTTTATTTCAGTATCGGTATATTCTTTACAAACTCCAGTCCAACCATGAGTTCCAAATAAACCAACTGGATTAATTAAAAGGTTATTACCACCTTGTTCAAGAATCTCAGTTGCTATATGTTCCGCTGTTATTGAACCTGCTTTAATTAATGATCCATCTAATGTTCCAAATTTAATAAAGTCAGCATTAAACTTGCCGTCAATAGTCCATGCTGTTGTATAATCGCCATCATATCCATTATTAGAAAATCCAATCCCACCCATACCTATTCTTAATACATTTGTTGCGTTTTCACGTGGCAATTCGTCTAATATTAATATTTCATTATCATCAATGTAAACATTACCTAATTTATTAAGATTATTTATTAATGCTGTTTGTTGTTCAATTGTCGATTCTTGAGAAGAAATTTTTAGGGATTGTTTTTTTATTTCTTCTTTTATTTCATCAAATCTTTGTTTTACATCTCTTGCAAAATTTCCAAATATTATTTTTTGTACTTTTTCGGTAAGAATATTATATTCGTATTCCAACATTTCAACTTGCAAACCTACCAAAGGATGTTTTACATAAATTGTATCTCCTATTTCCATTTTTTGATTTATATCAGATGTTACTTCATAACTAACTTTTGGAAATTGGTTTTCTTCAAGATAAGCATTAGCTTTCATTCTTAATTCGTTAATTAAATTTTCTTCTGTTTGTAATTCTTCTTCAAGTTCAGTTTCAAAAGTAACTGTTCTTGTATAAGGTTTATCATATTCAATTTCACTTTCTAAAAATTCTTCTGGTAGCATTAAGCCGTCTTTTCCAACTGGATAAATTTTAGTTGTTACATTACTCCAATCTTCATAAATTTTTATTCCTTGCAAATTTTTACCATAAGCGATTGATTCGCCTCTATCTTCACCTACATTTTGCTTTAATTGAATATCAAAATTATCTATATCAAAACTTCCACCCCATCGTTCTTCAATAATTGCCCAAGCCTCTAATAAGTTTTTGTTAATGAAATAAGCCGTGTTTGTTGTTTCAACATCTGAATTAACTGTAAAAGGACTTTCTTTATCAGTTCTTTCATTAACATAATCTAAAGCACTTGCACCGTTCAAATCGGTTGGTCTTACATCTACTAAAAAATAATCTCTAGCCATAAAAATTACGTGTTCAGCTTGAAAGATTATTTTTGTTTTTGTATATTCAATTGGACTATCATCTTTTATAAAAAATGCTTGCGGATTTATTTTTGATTTTGTTTTTACAACAAACAATTTATCTTTGTCAATATATTCTTTATATTCAATAGGTATTTCTACATCTATATACCAACCATTTAATGACTTTTTCTTTGTTTCGATACATTTTATAGGCTTGATTGCTATGTTTCCGTTTGTTCCAAAATTCCTATCATCCATATTAAATACTTTTATCATAGCCATCTATCCTTCTTTTTAACTTTAACAGTAGCGTCTCCACTATGGATTGTTACTGTACTTTCACCAACCGGCAATAAAGGAAAATTATAACCTATTGCAAGTTGTCTGTTTCTTAATAATCCATTGTAAGTTGCTTCCATTTCTTCACAATCTATTTCAGCATAAGTATCATCTTTTAAAAATGTGTATTCAAATCTAATTCCACCTATAGTTATATCAATACTTTCATCTTCGCCTTTTTCTAGTCTTATAATTGGTCTTGAAGCAATATTACCTTCATTTGTTACTTTAGTTGTTACTGTTACATAATTATCAGTTGCTTTATACCAAAACGGATCACGAATAAAATTAAAAGAAGCTACTTTAATATTTGCTTCCCTTTTCGGTTCAATTTCATTATAAAATCTTGCTTTAGTTATTCGACCATTATATTCAAAATCTCCATAGCCATTTAACCAAGCCAAAATGTCATCCAATTTAGAACTATCTAATATTTGTATTTTAATTGGTCTTTCAACAACTCCGTAACCTAACTCATTAAATATTGCTCCATCTCGACCATCAATTTCAATTTTTTCTGTTTTTTGTGGTGCTTTTGCCAAAAATTCTGTTTCTTCTTCTACTATTACTTTCATTTCTGTACTTGTTTTATTTTTAAACTTAAACATAATTTACACCACCCTTAACAATCTATCATCAACTAATCTTACAAATCCATCTTCATCAATTTTTAGTTTGCAAGAATTTAATGCTTTTAAGAATGATTGTGTCATTTTATTATAATCAACTATTTCGGCAGGTGTAGCACCACCACCATTTGATAAAGGTAACACTTTAGTTCTATTACCTTGTTGTAATAATAATTCCGGTCCAGCTTCAGCAACCATAGCCATACCCTCTAAAAGTTCTCCACCTTTGGCTAAGTATGGTATTTTGCCTATTTCTTTTATATTAATTCCTTTTCCGCCAATGGCTGGAACCCAGTCGGGTATTTTAATTTTATTTAATCCTTTAATAACTAGGTTTACACCACTTATTAATCCATTTAAAGCACCTATGATTAGGTTTAAAGGAGACACTGCTATAGCATATAGTCCATCAAAAATGCCACCGAAGATATTTTTTACACCTTCCCAAGCCTTTTCCCAATCGCCTGTAAATATGCCTTTAACCAAATCAATTATTCCACCAAATATTCTTTTAACTGCTTCTAATATGTTTTCAAAGTTTTGTATGACACCTGCAAACATTCCTAAAAATATACTGCCTTCAAAAAAACCTTTGATTTTATCAAATATTCCAGTTATCCAATTAAATATATTATCCATTACTTCTTTTATTTGATCGCCAAATAATACGAATATTGCTATCACTGCCACAATTGCAGCTATGATTGCCACAAGTGGATGTGCTATTAAAAAGGTTATAATAGATATAATTCCAGATATTGCTTTCGTTACACCACCCATAACAAGTAATAACGGTCCTATTGCTGCAATAATTCCACCTATAATTAGTATAGTGTTTTTCATTGTCGGACTTAATTTGTCAAACCACTCTATTACTCCTTTTAATTTATCAATAAACTTTATTAAATAAGGCAATACTATTTCGCCAAAAGTTATAGCTAAATCATTTAATGTGTTTTTAAAGATTTGTATATTTGCTTCCGCCGTTTTATATCGTTTTTCCGCTTCCTCTGTTAAAGCTGTATTATCTTCCCATGCCTCACTTCCTATTTTGATTGCTTCTGAAAATATATCACTTGCATTTGACGAACGCAATAAAGCATCTCTCAATCTGGTTTCTTTAATTTCCATATCATCAAGCACTTTAATAGCACTCTTACCTTGTTCTCCACTTTTTGATAATCCATCTATGAAAGCCATTAAAGCACCAGTTGCGTCTTCTTTAAACGCAGTCGCAAATTCATCAGCACTCATTCCTGCTACTTTGGCAAAGTCGTTTAATTTATCGCTACCAGTTTCGGCTGCTAATTGCATTTCAATCATAACTTTACTAAATGCTGTTCCACCGGCTTGTGCTTCTAAGCCAACCGAACTTAAAGCAGTCGCTAAAGCCATAATATCAGATTGACTCATTCCTATCTGTGTACCAGCAGAAGCTAAATTCATCCCCATTTGTGCTATTTCTGCTTCTGTTGTAGCAAAATTATTTCCTAAATCAACAATAGTCGCACCTAATTTATCAAAATCTTTTTGACTCATTTTTGTAACATTAGCAAATCTTGCTAAAGTAGTTGCTGCTTCCTCTGCTGATAAATTAGTTGTTTCACCTAAATCAATCATTGTACGAGTAAATGACAATATACTATCTGTTTCTATTCCTAATTGTCCAGCTGCTTCTGCTACTTTAGATATTTCAGTTGTGGTTGCTGGTATTTCTTTTGCCATATCTCGAATACCCTTTTTAAGAGCATTAAGTTCTTCTTCAGTTGCATCAACTGTTTTTTCAACACCAGCAAAAGCACTTTCAAAATCTATTGCACTTTTTACTGCTAATCCCAAAGCACCAGCGTAAGCTGCACTAAATACAGACATCTTTTTGCCTGCGTCTGTTAATTTGTCACCTGTTTTATCAAGTTTATTAGCAAAGTCTTCTAAATCAGCAGTTCCAAGTTTGATTTTTTTACTTGTATCCTCTATTTGATTTTTATATTTTTGTAACGAGGTTTCGGCTTGAGTTAAAGCAATTCTTTTTTTTCTAATTGCTTCCTCATCTCGTTCCTCAGCATTTTCTAATTCTTCTAATTCAGTTTTTAAAAGTCTTACTTTATCTTTTTGTATATCGTAAGCATCATTTAAATAATTCAATTTATCTGCCAATTTTTGACTGGTTTTAGTTGAGTTGTCCCATTGAGCCTGAACCAATTTGAAGTCTTCATAATTTTCTTTTAAAGTTCCGTTGATTTCTTTCATCGTTTTAACAAAATCAACAGATCCATCAGTTTTAAAAACTAAGCCCACTTTTTTTAATTCATTTTGCATGATACTTACTCCTTTCCAACTTTACATGGTAATCAAGCATTTGGTAAAATACGATCGGATTTATTTTCATAAACTCTCTTTCGCTCAAACCCATTTGTAAAGCACAATATTTAATTTCAGCCCAATTTATTTTTTCTTCTTCGTTGTTGGGTGAGTAGATTTCACTTCTTTTTTTTTAAACTCTTCTAACTCTTCCAAATTATCTTGAATAAATTTAGCTATTTTTTCAGAGTCTTTAAAATTAACTAAACTTACTGCTTGTCTATAAGTCAAAACTTCATCATAGTTTGCTCTAACTATCGCGTACAAAAAATGATTATGAATTTTCATTAAATTTTTTTGAGCTGTTATATCTTTCTTTAGTTGTTTTATTCCACCTTCATATTCTTCCAAATACTCAAGTACTAAAAAAGACCAATTAAGGTCTATGTTTTTGCCATTTTTTAACGTGATTGTCATATTATCACTCCTTATTTAAAATAATAATTAAAGGGAGCATTGAAGCCCCCTATTAATTTTTTTTAAAATGAACCTGTATTTAATACTTCATCTAAATCTGATTTAGTTACGATTACCTCGCTAAAGAATAAATTCTCAGTCAATCCTTCTGGAAAATTTGTTGCTTCGCTATCTACATAATTCTTAATATCACCATCATCATTAAAAGCATACGCTCTAAAAGTTAAAGTATCATTTTGCTCACTAAAACTTTCTTCTGAAGTAGCGATATCATCTGTATTTTCAACTAATTGGCATTTTGGATACCAAGTAAATTTTGTTCCTCCACCTTTTTTAAGAATTGGGAATCCCAATGCTACAAAAGGTCTGTCTGCGGGTCTACCGCTTGATATTAATCCATCCTTGTCAACTTTTTCACCACGCAATTTCGCCAAATCGTCCGGATGAAAAGCAACTACTTCAATAGCTAATTCTACGCTTGACATTTTTGAAGAAGTAGTGTAATCTTGTCCGCTTGCACGAACAACTGCACTTTCAGCATTTTCAGTTGTTCCAATACTTTTAATAATTGGACTTTTGACGATTTCGTCATAAGTAGCTGGATTAAATTCACCGCCTTCAGTCGGAGTATTAAAAGCATAATAAGCAGCTCCAACTGTTTCTTTGATTAAAGGTTTTTTTGTTTTCATAAAATCATTCCTTTCTAATAAATTAATTTCTTAATCATTTTTTCGTAATATTTATTTTTGTTTCGTTCCCATGTTGTTTTTAAATGGGGTTGTGCTCTCATTTTGGTTGTTCCTTTTTCAACCATTAGTCCATAATATTCACCCCAACCAACTTCAATCTCGTTGTTTTTTGCTTTTCTATAAGAGAAAGAGTCAACCAAATGAGTATAACCACTTTTTCTTATTTTTGATTTTGGTTTTGGTAATTTTAATAAGTCGTTAACAAATTCCTTTGCTCCAACTTCTAAAATATCTTGAACGTTTTCTACATTTTTTAAATAGAGTTCTAATTCTTTACCAAGTTCATCAAAACCTTCATAAAAATCATTAGACATTTTCTAACACTTCCATTGCTAAATAAGAATGAAAATGTTTATCTTCTTGTATATATTCGTGTTGAATAACTGGGAACAATCCTTTTTCGTTTAATTTTTGTTTTAATTCTATAAGTTTCGGATCACGTGGAACTTTTGAAAAAAAAGATAATTGATAAGTAACTTTAGTATCGTATTCATTGCCACTTGCTGTCAAACTATCCCACACAAATTCCCAATATACAATTCGGGGATAAACACTGGTATTCTCATCACTTTGAATACCTTCATTAACTTGAATTTCTAATTCATCAAGCAATGTTGCTAATTCTTCTTTTGTCATAAACTATCAATCTCCTCTAATTTTGGATTAGGATAATTTTCTAAAGTTAAATCAGTTTGTGGAAAACCATCTTTATTAGTAAAATGATAAGCATTGAACACTTTGTGATATTCATCGCCTATTTTCAAAACGTGTAAAGATGTTATTTCTTTTGTTTGCGGAATACGAATTTTTATAGTTAAATCCTTTTTTCTTTCTTCTGCTTCAAATCTTAATCTATCAGTAATTGACAACTCTTGAAACCATATCTCTTTTTCAGTATCTTCTATATATTCGATTGGAAAATGACCATCCTTTTGTTTTATTTCAAAAAGTCTAAAATAGCCATCAAGATACGTCGGTATCTCTGTTATATTTAATTTGAAGTTCGGCATATTCACCTCGATACAACTCTTTAAATTCTGCTAATCTTTTATGGTTAGCGTACAAAACATAATTTTTTAATAGACTTCTTGCTTCTAAATCTTCTTCATAGTCAACTATTTTACCAACCGCATCATTAATGTCATATTCTGCTTCTTTGATGTAGTTTGTTAATGCACTATCATCAAAATATGGAGATATTTGTTGTTCTGCTTTAATTTCCTCCAAAACTTTATTTAACTGGATATCATCCATAATTGACACCTCCTAATTTTTCTTCTTTGTTGTTTTTTTTGGTTTTTGTTTATCTTGTTGTTGGAGTGCTGAACCTATTTTTTTAATTACTTTTTTTGATATTAAAAATTTAATCCTTTTTTCTGTTATTTCACGATCATCGTGTGGAAATTTGTCGCCTAATTTATACAAATGACCATCTTCTAAATCTTTGAAATATTTTTTTTCTTTGTATATAATTTCGTACATAAAGTTCTCCTCTCTTTTAATTAGAAAGAGGGTATATTTCAACCCTCTTTTTTTATCTAATTACATTGAGCCTATTTCTTCGTCAGAAACTACTTTTACATTGAAAGCCATAGGTTTAACATTTGTAATATCAAGAACTACTGCTTGATTTTCATGAACTAATCTACCGTTACCATAAGTAACAATCTTATAAACTCTATTATCTTCTAGGAATTGGTATTGGTCGCTGAATGAGATACCCATTCTTGAAATACCACCAACATAAGTGTTAGGAATATATAAAATTGCCTTATTTACTGGTACGTGCACACTTTCAATAACTTCAATAGCAAATGGGAATACTTTTTTGAATTCTCCACTAGCATTTAAGTAAGTTGAAGCTTCTGCTACTTTAGTGTAAGCATCTGCTGGGTTAACTAACATTAACACTTTACCTACTTTTCTCTTTCCGTTATTTGTTAATGTATAGAAATGAGTACCTAAAGACTTAATACTAAAATCTTCAATAGCAACAGCCTTTCTATCAGGATATACTCCATCAGTTGCACCGCTTAATTTCTTAAGTAATCCAATAGGAGCATCTTTACCATTACCAGTAATAAATCCTTCTTCTAAACCATCTTCATTAACTTCTAATAATACTTCACGGATATATCTTTCAATCCATTCGTATCCTAAATCAAGAATACCTTTAGGAATAAATGCAAACGCTGATAACTTATTAGCTTCCATATCAATTTCTGATAATGCTGCAGTTATTTCATCAACTATTTTAGCATCAATTTTACCCCATTTTGCTTTTCCACTTGCTTCACTTAAAATCCATTTCTTAACTCCTGCAGGTGTGAATTTTACATATTTTAAGAATGGATGTTCTTGTCTTAAATCTTCAAATACATAATTTGTTATGCTTGTAGGAATTAATTCATCTTGATCGTTTGTTGAAAATACTGCTAATTGTTTAGGGTCTTTTAACTTATCAATAAATGCTTTTTCTTCAGCATTTAAATTACGAAGACCATATTTAGCAAAGTTTTCTTTGTTTGCTTGAACTTCTGCAAATTCTTTTTGATACCTTTCTACAATTTCCTTTTGACTTTCATTTACTGCTAATTGAATAGCCTCAATGATTTTTGCTGATTTTTCTTCAGCAGGTGCATCATTTAATGATTGCACTAATTCTTCAATGTTTAATCCTTCTAATTTCATATTTTCCTCTTCCTTTCTAATTTTTTGGATTAAAAAAAGACGTCCATGCGTCTTGTTCTTTTGGTTCTTCTGTTAGAGTAACCACCTCTTGAACTTTTTCAAGTTCTTTTAATTTCATCACCATTTTATACAAATAATGATTTTCTAAAGATTGGTTAGCATCATCTTTTTCAATAGCTGTTGCAAAGTTTAGTTTTAATGCTTCTGCTGACGTAATCCAAGTTTCTTTGTCCATCATTTCTTTGACTTTTTCTTCAGAAAGTCCGGTTTTTGAAACATAAATATTGACGCTCGGTTGAGTTATTTTTTCTAAATCTTCAGCATATTTTTTCATAGCATTTGAATCGCCTTCCGCATAACCCCAAGCATTATGTATCATTAATAATCCACTTTCAGGTACTATTCTTTTATGACCTGCCATGAATACAACACTTGCGGCTGAACAAGCAAATCCATCAACTATTGTAGTTACATTTCCTTTAAAATCAGAAAGTAAATTATAAATAGCCAAACCTTCGCTTACACTACCGCCCATCGAGTTAATCCTAACTGTTAAATTGGGAGTATCAACTTGAGCTAATGCGTCTTTAAATTCAAATGCTCCTATTCTAGTATCATCATCACC